CTACTCAATTTGGTCGACTGCCCGGATCTATTCGGTGCAGCTAAGGAAAGTAGTTTTCTTAGAAATCCACTTCCCACGACCAGGCGAGGACAAGGAGACGTCAACGAGATCTTCTGGATAAACCAGTCGACCTCGCTGATTAGTTAACCTAAGGTATTCGTACAAACGAATATCTTCATCCTCTGGTAGCACGGGTCCTTGCTTTACCAACAATGACCCATGTTTGTACTCATCAGTTTGATAACTGACATTGTACACAGGTTTCGAAAGATGAAAATTGCTAGGCTGTGTTGAAAACAACCCAGATAAGCCAGAATCATCAAACGGAACTCGTAAAGTCTTTGGGAGGCAATTAAGCTTCCGAATTAAGAATTTACGTATGGATGGTAATGACGTATTAACATCATTACAAAGGTCGACTAAAGCCCTTATCCGCGATGGGTGCCACTTAAGATCGGAATACCCTGAAAATTTTCGGGATAATCGAAATGGAGTGACATCAACACCATTTAGAAACTCGCCACCACAGGATTCTCGGAAGTTTAATACTTCCCCGACGTCTATGAATGATTTATCAGTATTAACTGTAAAACCATTCTGATCTAGACGACGCATGAGTTCTGCGGCGTAACGAGTTTCAATAATGATATCATCGCCATACACTCGGTATTTTGAACACCGAGGGTCGTCGCCAAGCTCTAAAATCGAAGCCTCAATCATAGCGGCAAAGATGATACACTCTACGGGGAAGCAAAGGTTGCTACCCATAGGAGCATATTTCTTTGGAAAAACGTAAGACCCATCGGGAAGTGAAGCTCTATTAGAGCGACAGCACCAGAGGATTTCACGCAGACCACTATGACGAAACCAGCTCCTAACTAGCTCAGCTGAAACGCTATCGCTAGCACTTGAAAGGTCGATTGTGGCTAAAGAGCCATCAAGCGATCCTTCCCATGCAGCATCAGCATTCAATTGAGCGTTAGAGAGATCAATTCTCTTTCTCAGATAATTATGCCAACTGAAATAGTTAGCAATCTGAGAGCCAAAACCTTGTTGTGCCCATTGAAGCGTAGCGGGCTCCGCACATATAGTTCGGAGTTTACTAAGAGTCTTAGGTACAAAGATAACTCTAGCAGTCCTGCTAGTAGTATCTTGAACACGCGGGACCTTAGGGTCCAGACACTTGTTCATAAGGTACCTCATACGAGGGTCAAAGCCAATCATCTTGTACTTGGAGCCGTTATCACTGATTTTACAATCAGCAACAGAACCAGGTCCATGATGAGGAGCAAAGTTTTCATAGAAATGAAATCTTGACGCTCGAGGAAACCAATCGGAGATAATGCCTTCCTCCTGGGTAGTAAACCCAGAACTAGGTAGACTACTATCAATCCGTAGGTAGTCACACAGTGCCTCCTTCTGAAGGTCCAATAAGTTTGGTAAACTTACACGGCTGCAGAACGAAAACATTGTATGAAGAGAACTGAAAGCTGACGTGGACTTTTCTCTAATCCACGTCTCGATTGTCTTCTTTGCCGGTGCAAGCAATGCACCCGCAAAAGGATAATGCGCAGCTAGATGATGTTTAAAGTCATCGTATGAATAGATAGGATGATATACTGTTTTCAAGAGTAGACCATCACAATCTTTCAAAAATTGCGCAACCTCGTACGCGTCTGATCCGCAGATAGCAGAAAGCCATCTCTTATCAGGCAGCTGAGGTACACCATCGGAAGACGAGAGCAAATCACCCCATGTTAGGTACAGAAGCATTATGGTTTCATGCCAGATTGACATCTGGTCGTGGTCCATAGGTTGGTTCCGTCTAAATGGAGTAATGCGTCGAATGTAACATTCGGCGGCTATCCATACATCATATGTATGGTTAATTCGGTATGACATTCTTATCTACTTTAAATCAGTAGGCATAAGACTGCCTCGGATCATGCCATTTATCCTTGTAGGGTCGACTGCGCCGGTCTCAAAGAGACCAGCCACTAGCCGCCCTACAAAGGCTTGGATGACAGTAGCCGTGATTAGCTCGTTTGCCGGGACCTTCAAAACGATATGTCCACCAATAGGTAGGACTTTTTCGTACGAAGGATCAGCGGCATCAGTGATGGAGTAAGTACTAGTCAACTGACTGAGTACGGATACACCACGACGAGACGGTGTGATTAAATTCACATCGATTCCGGAGTTTTTGTATATGTCTTTAACTTCAGACATACCAAAACGGAACTTCTCAGGCTTATCGATAGGACTAGTTAAATTAGTGATAATAACCTCTTCAGGTTCATCACTTCTAATCCTAAAGTCCGTTCCATAGTTGAGAACTGCCAAAGGCAGTGTCAACGTCGGATTACCGGATACAGCGGAGTCAGTATGATTAAGGTTTAATACCTTGGCCATAACTATCCCCTTTCTCCTCGCTTTAAACACGAGGGTTTGTTTCAACGCTTCTTAGAAATAAGGAGCGCAGATGCTTCAACCCAATTGTTGAAACGCGGTAACTCGGATCGATCAAGAGGAATATCACATTGGTGCTGTAGATATCTGTCATAAAGACTGATGTCTACACACCCAACGAGTTGGTACCCTGGCAGCGGCGTTGGTAAAACGCTAATGTCGACCGATCTGATCGACAATCTACGAGACTTTGTAACACCAAGAACTGCTAACGTACTGACGTATGTTTGCATATCTTGATGCTCTAAATTTCGTTCGATGTCAAAGAACCAATCCACTACAAAAGAGTACGGGATTAAATCCCATACATTTTGAAGTGTTGGGAAGAAGTCCCAGTTCATCAACCTCCGTACGGTATCAAGCCAACGTTCGTCTCTAGGATTATAATAAATTTTATAAACATAGAAATCCTCGACGGCATAATATCGTGTCAAAACGGAGCATGATGAGACAACGTGAGCCATGGAGCGGCATTTGCAGAAATCTGCAATAGACGCTACTTCTGACTCTATGCGTTTTAAGGCATCCCTTACTGTCAAAGTATCTAAATAAGACAGCTTCGCACCATATTGGTACGCTAGGTATGCTTTAGCGAGATGTTTAGGAGTAGGAGATTTGATTACAGCAAGAAATGATGTAACGATC